TTGACACTAGAGCATTCGTACTAGAAGCAGACATAGGATAAACATGGCACACCCAGTAATAGCAACAAACTTTCAAGCCGACGCCAATTACGGTGCAGGTACCGCAGTACAATTTGGTGGCAACAATGAAGTCACACTAGCAACACAGCAAACTACCAGCATTGCTGGCATTGTGGTTGCCGATGCACAATTGTTATTGAACAACACACTCACTGGTCCTAATGTAGTAGCAGTAGCCACACAAGGTCGTGTCATGTGCAGTATTGTGGGTACCGCTCAACAAGGTGATTTGATCACTGCTGGATCAGGTGGATTTGTGCAGAGTATTGGACAGATTTATTACAATCCTGATGTTGCCTCTGGTCCCAGTGTAGGATGTGTTGTTGGTCGTGCAGTCAGCAACAGTGCCAATGGGCAAGTTGAAGTACAATTGATTCTTGGTTAATTCAATATACTTTCTAGTGTCTTAATTTTCTTCTTAACAATATCAAAGTTAAAACTGCGCCATAAGCCAGGATGCAATGGTCGCGGATGATCTGCCAACTCTACCCAGCAATAGCCTCGATGCTCTTCGTTTAAACTAGGTACAAACTCTTCGCCACAATCTACCAAAAAAGTATAGTAAGCAAACTTGCGATTATCTGCAGTAAATGTTTCCAAAGGAATAAATTTTTTATTAGCAAAGTCTGCGCCAATTTCTTCCGTGATCTCTCTTACAAGCCCTTGGATAACAGTTTCGCCAGGTTCTATTTTGCCCCCAACAATGCCCCAAGATCCAGCACTACGACTTTTGTTGCGTAACAAGAACAAGTATCGGTTGGTGCTTTTGGAGTACACAAGTGCCCCAACTCCTTCTGTGTGATCGGTCATTACAGTACCAAACTCCATTGGCCTGATCTGTAAATACCTTCATAACTCTTTACCCATGCAGAACCAGTCCAACGATATTGAACCTGTGTGTTCAAGTTAGTTACATATTCTGGAGTAGCAGTTGCTGCACTATCAAACTCCACTGTCCAATAAGTGCCGTTCCATTTAATAATATCGTTAGCAGCCGCAACCAAGTTAGTACCTGCTGCACCAGCCCATGCCATGGCCGAAGTGGAGTTGTTGTCGCCAATGGGATTCAATATCAAGTAACTGGTTCCAGTAGTCGGATTCAGTAATCCACTGGTTACAGTGACAGTGAATGGATCAATAATGGCATTCACTGCTGGTAATGTATTAGCCGGCAAGGTCATTGGATCAGGTGTAAACAACAACTGATTACCATTGCCGGGATTGTATGCAACAGTACCCACTATCTCATGTGGTCCATCGGGATAATCAAAAGTTAACCGAACTTGACTGATACCATTGGTAAGAGAACCATACAAGTTTACCAAGCCGGCCCAAGGATATGTAGTGCCTGAGGTGCCATCTTCACTTAGAGTTTTATAAAGTGTTAAGGTATTGCCTACATAAACTAAACTGTAATTTAATGGTGTATAGCGCATTTGACTAGTACTGGCAATGTCAATCAAATCGCCATTAAAACTGCCTGAATCATCGTAGATATTAGCAATAATCTGCTGGACAACGCCACCTTTTTGCACCTTAGATGGCAGAGTAAGCCATATAGGTATTTCAAACTCTAATGTGGCAATATCAATGCTGCTGTCGTCTCCGCCTTGTGGCACAACTCTACTGGTTAAGGTCACATTGTTTAACAACACAACACTTAAACTGGTCCAATCCACATAATTGTCACTGCTTTGGATTTCAAAACCAGGATTAAACAAGGGCAACATCTGTTCCAATAGTTGTTGCTTTTGATCTGTGTTTGAAGTCCAAATATCCAACTTCATGCCCAACTTGTATGGTGCTGGCATTAATCTACTTACACTATACTGTCCGTCCTGTGTGCCAGTATAAGTTTGCGTAGCAGGATTAAGATTTTGTTCTCTTATTCTAACCACGCCTTCGTAGTAGGGATTTTGCAAACGATCACGGTCGTATGTTAATGCACTCATATAAGCACTCATAGCAGGAACGGCATTGAGAGCGTTCTCGCTGTTTTGTTTTAGGATAGTTGAGGCTTGACGACTGGGATCACCATAATAAACAGGAACCGTTTGTAGCGTAGCGGTACCTGCGGCCGCACTGCCAAATTGAACTTGGAAGTTGCTCATCATGCGTATGAATTGCAAGATGAAGCGACGGATCTGTCCATCGTAAGAATATTGTACAAGTCCGGCCATTATTGTTTAACTTTCATTATTGTCAGCGGAAGGAGTTAGTGCACGACTCAATGGTTGTAGTTCGTTCATTGTTTGCCCCTCGCTGTTTATATATGTATTTGTGTCGTTGACGTAACTAAATCTCTGTGTTTGGTTATTTGCAGCACCTGGGGTAATATTGGTTCTGACTGCGTCTTCAACTCGAGCCCAGTATGAACCAGAAAATCTGAATAGTCTGTTGGGCAAGTAATCTAAACGTAAGAAGTAATCGCCGACTGAGGGATTGGCAGGAAACCCAATACCAGCACCAGTTACTAGACTGTTGGGAGCTTTACCGTCGCCGGTCAAGTAGCCTTGTACTTTGCCTAGTGGACTGCTAATACCCAAGTTGACAGTATCATTGATGTTGTCAGATGTAATTGCAGTGGTATCAGCAGTGATTGGCGGGCCAACAGGATCAGCGCCGTTTTCGGTTGTGGGCAAAGTATACATGGCACTGGTGTCGTACCCGGACTCTGGAACATCAAATTCAGCCTGTGCAATGATTGATTCATTGATGTTCAAGTATGTTTGATAAGTGCTCAATACTTGTCCCACTGGTGTAGTTGTTCCGGGACCGGCCGACAAGTTGTTGAGAATGTCTTTGTATTCTTGGCTATCCACTAAGGGATTAAGTTTGACACGCCATAGGTGCGGCCACCATGTGGGACTGAATCCTTCTGCAGCAAATGACGCATCACCAACCACATAGTATCTTTTTAGTGCCGCTGGCAAGTCTTCGTTTAGCGCATCATAATCTTTCAGGTGCTGGAACTCTAGCACATCACCAGCCAGCAACTTGCGTCCAATGGTATCAACCATGTCACGTAAGTGGAACACCATGAACAAGGTGCCAGTTTGTAAGAACAAACCAAATTGACTCAAGTCAAAATCTTGATCGGCACGTTGATAGATGCCACGCATTTTGTAAACATTGGTATCGTACTTGCGATCTCTATTTTCTGTGTACAACAAGTCTTGTATGTTTAAGGCACTGGTATTGGTGTACGCAGGTTGTGTAGCATCAGAACTAAAGCCAATGGTGACACCAGAACCAACTACGGCTGCAGTATTGGCACTCAATGTAACAGTGGTTGAGGTAACTGCGGCAACTGTAGTTCCAGAAGGGATACCTGAACCAAACACAAAATTGCCAACTTGTACACCTGTGGTATTGCTAAAGGTCAGAGGGTCGCTGACTGCGGATTGTGCAGAACTAGTGGCAAGTTGTGTTCCGGATGCAGCAGGACCTAAATACTTGTTGAGCAATATCCCAGTTCCACCAATGGTAAACATCTCACTGATACGTCGATCAAAAAATTTGTAATCATTAGTGTGTAATCCGTCTTTCCAAAGACTCAAACGTGCCATAACTGTTCCTATATTGTAATATTTATGGATTTGACCCAGAATGATTTTTATAGTATAATACACGTATGGACCAACAAATAGCCCGACTAGAAGAGTTTTTTAATGTAGTAAAAAGTACTACAGATATGAGAGCCCGTAGCGAGCTATTTAAAATGTACCGAAATTGTCGAAAAATTGCTGATGATTTAAGCAGAGAATCTGTAGAATGTAAGCGTTTACGACAAGTAACACCAAAGTACACAGATTTATTGTTGCAATTAAACAACAGTATACAGGATTTTGAGCATTGGGTTATTTTTTCCAAATTGTTATACTAAAAGGTACTTATGAAAACAGTAGTAAATTGCCGTGCTCGAGGTAAACGAGCTTTTGTAGAGCAAGCGGCTGGGTTCTTTCAAAGAGAACTCAATATTACCAGTAGTATGTGGGAATTGGAAATTGTGTTTCGTCCCAAATTGCGCAAAACAGATGACATGCGTGGATGTATTATCAAAGCTGACATGATTCGTCCCAAGTATGTCATGATGTTTTTGGACAGTTCACTAAAATTTGAAGATTTGGTATATACTCTAGCACACGAAATGGTGCATGTAAAACAAATGGTTAAAGGGCAGTATCGTTTGGAAGAAACCCGACGTGGGCTAAAACACTTTTGGATGGGTCGGCAAGTAAAGAAAGATTACTATGAGCAACCCTGGGAATTGGAGGCATGGAGTAGAGAACGGTTGTTGGCTGTTAAACTTTATGCTATACTTGAAAAACTTTCGTAAGGAGCACACATGGCAATAGTAGCAGGCATCAAGATTAAAACCAAAGTAGCAAAGCCACGTGGCGGCAACTTTGCTGATGAGTAATACACTGGCAGTGAGCCAGTGTGGGATACTGAACGTGCTGAGAAGTTTGATAATGAGACATTTGACCACTTCTTGCGAAAGAGTTTTTATTACTACAATTATTACTACAGTCAAAAGGACTGCAAGAAATATGTGGTAGAATGGATGCAGGCACAGCCTACTACATTTACCAAGTCAGAATTGAGTGCGTTTATTCGCAGTCCAGATCGTTCTCTGAGTATGACTGCCTGTAGCCTAATCATGGCGCATCGTGCGGGCATGCCATTCCGTGGACGCCACATTGAATTCATTACAGATGCCATTAGAAAATCTATCGAGTTAGCAGACCCAGAAGTGGTTGAGACTGTGGAAGGCGAAAAGCCCAAAGCATACGTGCCCACTATCCAGGATCGCCTTAACGAGAAAACTGCCGAAACCATTGGCGAACTTGAAGGGCATTACGATGACTTTGTGACTGCCACAAAATCATTTAAAGCCTATGACTTTTTGGTCGCTAACAATGTGCCACAAAGTCAATTGACCAAGTATGTGGATGTGTATACTGCAAGGTTAGCTGAACTTGCACAAGCCAGTAGTAAAAAAGATGAGCAACTTGCAGAAGGATATCGTCACTACAAGGCCGCAGACTTCAAACGTATCAGTGCATTCATTGAAAAACTGTTGGAAGATATTGAGCAGTATAGAGGCGTTAAAAAGAGTTTAAAGAAAGTGCGTGCTCCACGTGCAGTCAGCAAAGAAAAAGTTGTGGCCAAACTCAAGTACGCCAAAGAAGATAAAACACTCAAAATCATCAGTGTCAATCCTGTTGATGTATTGGGGGCAAAAGAACTGTGGGTGTACAACACCAAGACCCGCAAAATTGGGCAGTATGTTGCTGACAGTTTAACAGGTCCGCTGGGCATTAAGGGTACTACAATTACCGGTTACGATACTGTTAAGAGTGTCTGCAAAACTATTAGAAAACCCGATGAAAAACTCAAAGAGTTTGCTAGAGCCAGCAAAGTAGAATTGCGCAAGTTTATGGGCAATATTAAAGCCACAGAAACTGCACTAAACGGGCGCATTAACGCAGACATGGTCCTACTCAAAGTTCAGTAAAAGCCCTACTCCGTTATGTAGTTATAAATACTATATAACGGAGTTTTTATGGCTACACCTTTTACTGGTAATGTTACCGCAGATACAGGATATGATAACAACAACAATATCACCACGAGATCGTTGTTTAATCCTGCTACTGGAACACAGGCCAATGCACACATAGCCTTCGATGGCAACGATACAGTAACATTTCCTGGAGTAACTGATCCCAATTGGCAGTACGGTAATACCACTGACTCAATGCGAGCCAGTATCATTGACTATATTCGTATGCGCCTAGGCGATGGATTAGTTGATGTGGAACTTGAAAAAGAACACTACGAAATGGGTATTAATCAAGCCCTGATCAAATACAGACAAAAAGCACAAAACTCAACTGAAGAAAGTTATGCGTTTTTAGCACTACAACCTGAAACACAAGAA